ATGACCGAGAAATACGCCATCCTCGATCAAGCCAACGGACACCTCGTCAACGTCGTCCTCTGGGACGGCGACACCGCCAAGTGGCAACCGCCCGCCGGAACATCCGCCGTCCGCTTGGCCGACCTCGACCTCGCCACACTTCCGCCCGCACCGGCACCGGAAGCCGAGCCGATCACCGCCGAAGAACACCTCAAATCCGTCGGCCTCGGCGGCGAACGCCAGCCCACGTTGCTTTATCTCCGCCAATCCCTCGCCGCCGCCGGCCAGCAAAGCCCCGAGCTGGACGCCATCGAGCAATACTTGCAGCAGATCCTCTCCATCTTCGCCACCGATCCCAGCCCCCGCAACGACTGGCCCCAGCCTCCAATAACTTTCGAGGCCGCCGTGCAGTCCGCCATGCAAACTCTTAACCCCTTAGTGCCTTAGTGTCCCCGTGAGAACCGTCACCTTACAGTCCATCATCCTCCGGGCGTGGCAACGCGTCGGCAATGATGCCAGCACAATCAGTAATGTGCCCTCCGGTGCGCTGACGATGCTCACCGCCGCCGCCAACGAACGCATCAGCGACTGCTGGGAGTGGGCCGACTGGCCAGAACTCATGCGCGTCGAAGAGCGCACCGTCGAAGGCAACGAGACCAACGGCTACTTCATCCCTTACGAGCAAGTCGGCCAGACCGCCATGGGCGAAGTCTTCGCCGTCCTCCGCGACAACCCCGCGACCCACGTTGCACCCCGCCAGATTGGCTACACGCTCCTCGGCGACAACGTGAGGTTCCCGCAAAGCACCGATTTGCCGACCACCGTCTGGGTCAACTTCCGAGTCCGCCCGACCGAATACAGCGCCAGCAACCTCTCTGCGACAGTGCCCAGCGTCATCGCAAAAGCTGTCGGTCTGATGCTGAGTGGAGATTTGCTCCAAGAGGACGGACAGACCGACAAGGCACTCGCCATGGAACAGATGGCCGAGTCCGAGCTGATCTCGCAGCGCGACAAATATTACTTCCAACAGGGCCAACCCAGCATGTGGACCGCCCGCGTCAACCAATACTAAATTATGCACCCGAATACCCGCATCACCAACCGCACGTCCGGCAGCCAATTCATCGGCGACACCAACACCGTCACCGCTGACATCGTTTCCATCGACGTGATGACCGACACCAAGTTCCACACGCTCACCGGCAACCTCACCGGCGCCGCGAACGCCACCGAGGCCAGCGCCGCGCTCATCAAGGCTGGCACGACCCTCGACGGCTTCTTCAGCGCCATCAAGCTGCACAGCGGCACGGTCATCGCCTACCGCAAATAGCCATGAGTCTGCTGCATAGCCATATGAGCACGGTCGAGCGCGGGGCGCTGGGGACGTTTGCCAGCATCGGCTCGGCGGCTGTCTCGCTGGTTTCGCAGCTTGAAGTCTACCTCCGAGTCGCCGGCCTTTGCGTCGGTCTCGCGGTCGGTGTCGTCACTTTAATTTCGGTCCTTCACGACCTCCGCAAGAAACAGAAAGCAGACAAATGAGAAACTGGAAAACAACTACCATCGGCATCCTGACCATCATCATCGCCGTCGCCACCGGAGCGAAAGAATACCTCGCAACCGACGCACTGCCAGACCTCGGACTTATCGTCACCTCGATCCTCGCCGGATGGGGCTTGGTGCAGGCCAAGGACAACAACGCCCGACTCTAATGAAATGCCGCCCGCAGTTCGCCGCAGCAATGGCCGTCGCACTCATCCTTGGTGGGTGCGTAACCATTCCTCTTCCGCCGATGGACGGCGAGAAGACGCAGGCGGGCGACTGGGGGTCGATCAAGGTGATGATCACCTACGTTCCCAATATCACGAACCTCTACAACTCCTACAAGGAGTGGAGAAAGCCCGAACAATGAAGTCATTCGTAGAACGCCAACTCGTCCGCCTGCTGCTTAGTCGCGGCGGCCCGATCCTGCAAAAGCTCGTCACGGCTGCCGCTGCTGCTGCTATCACCTACCTCGCCACCAAAAGCGGCTTCGATGTCCGCGCTCTTGGTCTCAACGAGGCGGTAGTTGCCGGTGTCATTTGGGGCATCATCGACGTGATCGTCACCAAGCTGCCCGCGAACATCCTCAAAGACTACGGCCGCCAGATCCAAGCGCTTCTCAACACACACGGACGCGGTCAGCACCTCAAGCTCGACGGCTATGTCGGCCCCGTGACCGTCGAAGCCGCCGCCGCCGAACTCGCTAACCCGCGATGATCCCAAAGAACCGACCACAACAAAAGCGGATCGACACTGAGCGCCAGCTAAAGAGCGCCGGTGTCAGTGATCCGGTGTGCTTGGTCGGCATTCGCGGCTACTACCGCGATAGCATGGGCGCGAAAGGCAAAAACGATGTCGGACTTTTCGATGACGCCATCATTTTGATCTCCCCGAATGCTCACGTTGCATGGAACGCCAACGTGGACCCGACGCGGCTTGGATGGAACCCGAAGGTCCGCAAGCCAATGGCGCAGCTCAAGGCTGGCGTATATCGCTACAAGATCGGCAAGCACGGCCTGCGCACCGGCAACCCTTACACGGCACTAGTGCAGGCGGGTCCGGTGACAGTGCATCGCGGCGACAAGGAAGAGACTGGGTTTTTCGGAATAAACATCCACGCCGCCGGCCGCACGACATCCTCGGAGGGCTGTCAGACGGTCCCGCGCGCCGGCGGGCAATGGGATTCCCTGATCGCCACCGTGCAGTCGGAGATGAAGCGCAACAACGCGAAAACCCTTTCTTACGTTTTAACCAGCAAATCCTAAAACACTATGGCCAAGACAATCGGACAACTAACCCAAGCCACCACCCTCGCATCCGGCGACGAGTTCGTCATCGAGCAGAGTGGACTGACCAAGCGTGTCGCCGCCTCCGTAGTGCGCGGCGGGCTGGTCAATGCGGACATTGATGCGGCGGCGGCGATTGCCTTCAGTAAGCTCGCGTCCTTGGACAGCGCCAACATCCTTGTCGGCAACGGCAGCAACGTGGCGACCAAGGTGGCGGTGACTGGTGATGTAACGATCAGCAATGCTGGTGTGACGGCTATTGGTAGCAGCAAGGTTGTCACGGCGATGATTACAGATGCGAATGTCACCGCAGCCAAGTTGAGCGGGGCGCAAACAGGCTCGGCGCCGATCTATGGCTGCCGTGCTTGGGTCAACTTTGATGGAACGCGCAACGAGGCGGACACTGGAGCTTCGACCAACGGCGCCAACGTAAAGATTCGCGCCAGCGGGAATGTGTCCAGCGTGCTAAAAAATGGCACCGGTGATTACACCATTACTTTCACGACCGCGCTGCCTGACGCAAACTATTGTTTTACGTTTGGCGCCGGAGCCGACAGCGCGATTGGGGTTCCTTCATTATCGGCAAAACAGTCTGTCGCGCCAACGACAACGGCGCTTCGTGTCGTAACAGACAATGGCGCTAACCAAGCGATGACCAACGACATCGCAAGCTGCTGCGTTTCCGTCTTTCGCTAAATGCCCCTAGAAAGCCCCATCCTCAGAGACGGTGACGCCGGATTCGCAGGCTATGCCTCGCGCATCAATCCGGTTGCCTTGCCTGCTGGCATGCTCCAGCTCTCGGAGAACATGCGGCTGGATCGCGGAGTGGCGGTGACGCGCAAGGGTGCCAAGCGCATGGCGGATGCCATCAGCGTGGCCTCATCGCCGCTCACGGTTCCCTTTGTGCTCAACCCTGCGCCCAACGCGCCGGTGGTGCAAAGCGTTTACTCCGGCGGCATCTTCGCGGCCAGCGTCTACCGCTCGCCCGATCAGGTTCAGAGCGCGGAGATCGTTGTGCTGGCGGGCGGCGACCGTGCCTACACGATCCTGCTGGACGACAACCAATCCTTCGCCGGTGTCTGGGCGGGCGGCTTTCTGGTCACTGCCGTCTCGCAGGGCAGCGAGGAGATCGTAGACGAGAACGGCGACACAATCGTCATCAGCGTGCTGCCTCAAGAACTGGGCTACCCGACATCACCGGACGAGGTCATTGAGCCGACCGATACGGTTAGCATGGTGCAGGCCAACGACCGCCTCTATTTGTTCCGCGAAGCCGATGCCTCGCGTCCGGGCTGGGTGATCAAGAACGTGACCACCGGCGGCATCACGGTGGCGTCCACTACGGCGACCGTCAACCTGACCGGCCACGGCTTCCCCGCTGGCGCCCGCGTGCGCATCGAGGGGAGCAATGTCGCGGCCTTTGACGGCGTGGAATACGACATCGCCACGTCCTCCACCAACAGCTTTACCATCACCGTGCCGTCCGGCACCGCGACCGACGCCACGACCAGTGGCCGAACCATCCGCCGCGTGAAGGCGCCGCTTTACTGGGACGGCATCGCAACCTCCTTTGTCCGCAGCCCCGCAGGCGTGCCCACCGGAATGTCCGCGACCTTCAAGACCATGCGCTCGACGCCTTGGGGCACCTACGTCAACAACCGGCTGGTGCTTCCTGACGGTAAGAACAACGTGCTCATCTCGGACATCCTCGACGCCAACACCTACGATCCGTATTGGCAGTCCTTCCGCGCCGGTGCGGGCAGCAATGACTTCGTTGTCGCGGTGCATCCGTGGGTGGAGAACAGCTTCCTCGTCTTTTGTAGAAAGTCCATCTGGCTCGCGGAGGTCAATCAGTTCGCCAGCGTGGACGGCGCCTCTACGGCCATCGACACGGCACTCAGTAAGCTCACGCTCCTCACCGATGAGGTCGGCTGCGCGGCCCGCCGCTCCATCGCTACAGCGGGGCAGTTCGTCTATTTCCTGAGCGACTCCGGCGTCTACCGCTTGGACAGCCGCCTCGACCTTAAACTTCGCGGCGACACCAAGCCTCTCAGCGACCCTATTGCCAACCAGCTCGACGACCTCAACGCGACCCTGCTCAAGAACTCGGTCGGTCTTTGGTATTCCAACCGCTACTACCTCGCCGTCCCTCTCGCCGGTGCAGACAACAACAACGGCGTCTTCCTCTACAATGCGCTGAACGACCAGTGGGAAACCCGCGACATTTATGGTTTCGGCGTGGATGACTTCGTAGTGGCAACCCGCGCCAACGAGCGGCGACTGTTCGTCAGCAACAAGGCCGGTCGTCTCATGCTCCTCGACGAGATCGAGGAAGGCGACCAGTCGCCCGACGTGCAGGCCGATGTCATCACGCCGGTCCCCGGCCGCATCGTCACCCGCCGCTACGGAATGGGCAGCATGACAACGAAACGCTTCGTCCGCTCGCTGGCCGATGTCGTCCTGCCCAACACTGGCTCGGTCACGGTCAAAGCTATCACGATCAACCCCGACGCCACGATCACGCTGGTGCCGGGCCAGACGAACACCTCGGGCTTGAGCGAAGACTACACTTTGAAGCAACCAATCCGCGCCAAAGCGCACTACTGCGAATTGCAATTTGAAACCACGGCCAACCGGCCGGAAATCCGCAACGTCAGTATTGAGGCAGCCGGCCCGAGCCTGCCGCCGACTGAGACGCGCAATGCAGCTTAACAACTAAGGAACAAAATAATGGCAACTGTAACCAAAGGAAGAACCTTCACGTCCGGCGAAACCGTCACTCCGGCAAAGCTCAACGATGTCGTAGACTTGGCGACCGTGACGAACATTGTGGACGCGGACATTGGCAGTGGGGCGGCGATTGCGGCGAGCAAGTTGGCGAGCACGCTGGACCTAAGCAGCAAGACCGTGACGCTGCCGGCCACAATCTCTCTTCCGGCGGGCGCGGTGATGTCTTTCGCCATGAACAGCGCCCCGACCGGCTGGCTGGCGGCAGACGGCACCGCCGTAAGCCGTAGCACCTACGCAGACCTGTTCACCGCCATCGGCACGACCTACGGCGCGGGCGACGGCAGCACGACATTCGCCCTGCCAGACCTGCGCGGCTACTTCGTGCGCGGCAGCGGGACAAACGGTGACGGCACGGCGGCTGGAGCGTTTGGCACAAAACAGGTTGACGAGTTTAAGAGCCACACACACACCGTTGTCGATAGTAGCTTTACCGTTGCGGGTGCTGGCGGAGGGTTGGGAGGGCTGGTTGCCGGCAGTGTAACGAGGACGACATCTAGCACCGGCGGCGACGAGACCCGCCCGAAGAACATCGCCATGCTGTATTGCATCAAGTTCTAACCGATGACCCCATGGCAACGAGCAAAGCAATGGCACGACCGCAACGTCACGACCGAGACCTTCGAGGAAACGCTCGGCTGGCATCTCACGCACGGCTTGGTCTACTCGACGCCGGAGGTCTTTCTCTTGGCACGTCAGGTATACTGGGATGCGGAGCAGGAGGACTTCACCGATGACGGCGAGCCGAATGCTTGGTTCGTTGAGCTGGCGGCCAGCGCCGGGTGCGCAAACCCTGTGCGGGAGTTTATGCGTGTGGCGTCACGGCCGCAGCAGTGGGCGCTGTGGTGTCGGCATAACAGTTTTGAAATCAAGGCCCATGACTGGGCGAAACTAGCAAAGAAAGTGAGGCTATAATTATGGGAGGTGGAGGAGGAAAAAAACGAAAGAAGCCGCAGGTGCATCACCCTGCGCCCTTGGACGTTAAGGCAATCATGCAGG